GCTTTCTGAATTGTGGTCAAGCCAAATTCCGTCAATGTGTCTTCCGTATGTTGTAACCCTTGTAATTTCTCCAAGTGTTGCTTGAACTCTTGGCAATGCATACGCACCACTTGTTGTTACACGTTCCATCATTATATTTGCGAATCAATCCGAAATACAATACGGCATTAATTGTGTTCTTTTATAAGTTGTTCCATTTACTCTTATACATTGAAAAGCGTCGCTTTTTTGTGTTGAATCAATACCAATTATATAATAATTGCTGGCGTTTACTGTGTGACTTGTTTGATATAATACAATATCCAACAATTCCCCTTCGGTTCAACCAAAAGAATTATTTAATGTAATTTCAACGTCTTTTCGGTTTGAATCAAAATCCGTATATGGTAAAGTTGCGGTTGCTAATACATTATTTGAATCACCATACCAATAACTTTCTCATGTGTCGCTATCAATTACACTGACTCATTTTCTAACTTCCACAATTAAACTTGTTGTTGGTGATCATCACAATTTAATTTTTAACTTTAATTTATTGCTTTGTGTTCCGCTTCCTTGTCTTTGAATATGTATTTCTTTGTCGTCGTTTATATCTCCAATATTTACTGCGTTTGTTGCGTTTTCATATGTTGACGTTAATTGTCTGAATAATTTATCCGTGTTTATATCATAATTTGTTCAAACAAGCCCACGGTCTTCAAGGTGGTCTGATGTTGCACCACTTCAAGCCATTAAATAATCAATTTCACTTTGCATGTAATCAAGGTCGTGTTGAACACCAACTTTTGTCCATTTTGTGCTGTCAAAATCTTCCGGTGTTGAAACAGCTGTTGAGCATGAATATCTGTCCCCTTTATACATTACAATATCTCAAACCGCATATGTTGCTGTATTATCGTATTCGTCCGCAATTGCTGGATCGTTTACGCTTGTTTCCAATCTTTCTTGAATATCCCTTACTTGTTCGGCTGTCCAATAAAGCGAAACTTTATCTCATGAATAAAATGCATGTGCTGTGTTGTCTTGGCTTCTATTTGAAGCTGTGTCGTCTTGAACACAAACCCCCGCACTTCTTTCAACTGTAAATGAATTTTGGTTACTTCATGTTACTTTTACGATTTCCCTTAAAATAACATTTTCGTCCGGATCTAAATGTTCCAAAGTTAAAAGAAATGGAAAATTGGTTGGAAATAAAGATTGATCTCAATCTTTAATTAATAATGCTGTTGCACTTGCTGATATATCGGCAATAAGTGTTGAACTTGCATTATTGGTGTTTCTGAATTTCACAAATACCATGATATAATATAATAAGATGTAAAATAATTTGGCTTTTATTCGCTAATTACACTCCATAAACTTTCGTTTTCTTCCAAAGTCAACGTAACTTTACTTGGAGAATAATTGATTTTTTCAATTGTTAAATCCTTTATTTCATATTCTGAATTTACAATTGTTATTGTGTCTCACGGTTCAATTTTTTCAATATCGTATTCGCTATTTACAACCACCGTGCTTGCATTCTTCGGATTTGAATATTGCGTAATATAATTATTCCCAAATTCGTCTTGCGTTGTTTCGTCAACTATGCTTTGCTGGTTGCTGTATTCTTCTTTTATTCCATATAAACCTTGCGAAATATTATCTTCATACATTTTTACTGTTCCGTCTTTTCTTGAAACAAATATTCTGTTTACAATTGATTCAATGCTGTAATTTAAATTCATGCTTTCAACTTCTTGTTTATTCGCCATGATATGCTCGGTTTGTGTTCCCTTTTTTCTGAAATAGAACTTTCACTCTGCGTTTATAAACCGGTAATAATTGGCGATTTCGTTTACTTGCTCGATTGCTTTTTGGCAACTTGTTCAATCTTTAAATTCCACATTTATATTTTCTTCGTATTCATCAATTCCACCAACTGAAATTAAACTTCAAGCGTAATTGCTGTTGAATTCTGCAATAATTGCATTCAATATTGTTTCCGCTGTTCCGTTATATGATCATGTAAATAATACGCTTGTTAATAAACTCGCAATTCACAAACAAACCAGTTTTATATATCCTTTGTTTGTATCATACACCCTTGAAATTTGCGAAACAAATCACATATAAATCTGTTTTCCTTGCTTGTATCTTTCATTATAAAGTATCACTTTTATTATTTCCCCACCATGAAATGTTGTATCCCCAAAACTCAACGCAAGGTTTAAATTCAATTGTCCAAGCCCCCCGTTTACGTTTGAAGAAAAAGATATGTCATTCATAACAACATTTGGATTAATGGTTGTAATATATGTTCCTTCTTTTGTATATGCTTTTATATCGTATCTTATCATTACAAGAATAATTTCTTATAAATAAAAATCATGTCGTAATTCGCAATTGCTCCCGAATTAATGCTAATTTCAATGTGGTTTAATCATGGTTCAATAACTGGAAATGGTCATGTATATGCTGTTGTTACTCCATTTACTTTTACAAGCTTTGTTTCTCCGTCAATTATTATAAAATCTCCAGCTTGATATTCCCCCGAAATTTGGAATTTATAACCATTCATGTCAATTTGAAATCATGTCAAATTTGTTTCATTTTGCACCACAATATAAATTGTTGGGTAACAATTCACTTTTCAAGAATAATTTAATTCTGTCGCATAATTTCCGGATAATCCCGAATATCTGTTTGTAATACTTGTTAAATTGAAAGCTGACGGATTCACACATTCAAAAGTTAAAACCACATTTTGCAAGAAATTAATATTATAACCTTTTCTTCCGAACTGCAAGCTTGTCAATGTTGCTTCCCACCTTCTAACAAGTCAATTAATAATTATATCCAAATAACCTTGCATTTTGCTTGTTTGAAACTTCAATTCATCGATTAAATCATTCAAGCCGTTTTCATCGTCCGCACTCAAACACATGGTTAATGTAATTGTTTTTGTTCTGTAATATTTACTCAATGCATTTCATCAATCCGCCCTTGAATAATCGTATGTTTCATATGCAACGTTTCCAAGGTCATCGTGGTTTGATTCAAGCACCCTTCTTGTTTTTCAATTATGCAAATTGTATCAATTAAAAATAAACATACCACTTTCCGAAAACGTGCTTTTCTTCCCCTTTGGTGCATTTCATAATAAACCGCTGTTAAGTAGTATGTTGTCCATTTTTAATTGTTATATATAATAAATGTTTTATGCAATATTAAATTGTTTTTCTAACTTTATTTGTCTGATCATTTCATTTGCAAGAGCTGTAATATCGTTATCATTTCTCACACTTACTCATGAAATATTTATTGTAATTCAATTGTTGTTGGTAATTTCATTATTTGGGATAATTTTTCCGCTTTGGTTCGGAACAAAAAGCTCCGGTCACTTTTCTCAAACCAAATATGTGTTTCACATTACAACTGGTCAACCGCTGGCTTTTTTTCATGAAACCAAACTTTTTAATGAAGCAACCGCACTGTCGTATTTACTTTTTGCACTTTGAACAACGCTTTGAGCCGCACTTTTTACGTTATTCCATGCATTTCTGATCCTTTCAACAACACCTTCAATTGCACCAACAAAACTTTCAACCCAACCCAAAACCGTGTCAATTCATTCTCTAAAAGCATTTTTTATGTTTGTCCATAAATCCCCAAATGCTTCCGTTAATAATGCGTCGATGTTTTGAGCCCAACCAACCGCAATATTATTTACTTCTTCCCAATCACCATTCCAAATTGCTTTGAAAATTGCAATTCATGCTTGGATTGTTTCCAGTGTTCCGGCGATTGTAACTGCGATAATTTCAAGACATGTTCCGATTGTATCTGCAATTGCACCCATTATTTCTTCCACATAAATCATTACAGTTTCTCCATGTTCAACCCACCAATTATGCAACTTTTCAAACCATGGTCAAAGTATCGCACTTATTTTTTCCGTAACTTCCGCCGTTGTCTCCCTTATTCCACCCCAATCATTAATCCATGCTGTTGCTAATAATGCAATCGCACCCGCAACAAGCCCAATTGGTCAAGTTAAAACTGACATTCAAGCACTCACAATTGGAATAATTGCACCAAGTCAAGACAAAACACCAACCAACGCAACCGCACCCGCAACAATAACGGTTAATGTTGACGCTAATTCTGGATTTGCTTCAACCCAATCGGCGATTTTTTCCACAATATTTGCAATTATTGGTAATATTCTTTCAAGAATTGGTAATATTGCACGTCAAATTGATTCTTTAATTGATGTGAAGCTGTCATGCAAGTTTGAAACCATTCCTTGATATGTTTGGCTTTGTTTATCCATTAAATCTGCGAATCTTCCACCTTCGCTTGTCATGGTTTTAAAAGCTTCTTCAACCATTGGAAATGTGATTAATCCTTTACTGATCATGTCTTGAATTTCCGTTGTTGTTTTCCCAAGGTTTTTTGATAATTCGTCCAATAAAGGAACTCATTGAATCATGAAATCCCTTAATTCCCTTCAAGTCAATTTTCCTTGGCTTCTTACTTGTCCGTAATTCAAAGCAACACGGCTTAAATCAATACTTAATCATGCGGAAACGTCCCCCAAACTTTTTAATGTTGGAATTATTTTTTCCGCTTCAATTCACATTCACAATAATTGTTTCGCATTATCCCTAATTCAAGTCAATTCAAATGGTGTTTTCTTCGCAAAATTTGTTAAATCTTTTAACATTTTGGTTGCTTCTTCCCCACTTCAAAGCATGGTTGTAAAAGCAACTTCCGCTTGTTCCAAATTTCATCATAACGTTAAAACTTCGTCCGCAACATTTTTTACACCCTTTAATAAAGTTTTTCAAACTGCCCGTCATCAAATAACTTTACCAATGTTTGTAATTTGCGAATTCATTTTTTGAAGCTCGGCGGTTGCTTGGTTTTCCGCCGTGATTTTTAATTTCAAATCATATTCAACTCATGCCATATTTATTGCTTATTATGTGATGAAACAACCCTTGTTTTTTGTTCCATTCTCTTATTTTGGATATGCTCCCGTTTCCTTTCTTCTTGGATCATTGCAAAGTGTAAATCCAACACATGCTCATCTTCATTATCCAAATCTGACGGCTTGCAATGATATAATTCTTTAATGAGAATATAATCGCGGTGTTCTTTTGTTAATCCGTGTCATGTTCTCAAAGTTTTTCAAAATTGCTCCAGTATTAAATTATTTTTCACTGGGTATTTTTACTTTTAGCACTTCTTGCAATACTGCGTTGTAATCTTCCATATTCATATTTTCCAATTCTTCCGCTGTTAAATTTGTCATTTCTGTAATCAAAAAATCATTTGCTTTTTGTGCTCTTGTAACATCAATTTCAATATTCATGTTTTCTAATTGCGACGGATTCGCTTTTACTCATTCAAGAATTATGTCGTTGTAACCACGGTCAATTTTTCTTGTATAAGTTGTTGAAACGATAACTTCTTTTTCGTTTCCATTAATTGTTACTTTCATGTTTTCCTTGTTTATAAGTTAAAATTCCTTGTTTTGAAATACGTGCTTACAGAGAAACAAGGAAAAACTGCAAGCACGTGAATATATTAATATCCAGTTGAATTATTATTTAATAACAAGATTTCAATTGAACAACCGTCATCGTTGTTGTATTGTCCAGTATATCCCATTGTTTGTTTGATTATTTCATCGTTTCCGTCTGATTTACTCCATTCATTCATTCCAACCTTCATTAAATCAATATAGATTGAAGGATAAATTCATGTTGCCAATGCTGTTGCGTTTCCATTTACTGCATAAAATCTCATTGCTTTTTTCTGTGAATTTAACACATAATCACGCAATGTTGTTGATTCATAAACGGCTTCAAAATCTCCTTCGATTCCGAATTGTTGGTTGTATATATCCGCAACATCTGTGTCACCAAAGCACTGAATATCTGTTAAATTCTTATTAATTGAAAGTCTGAAATTTTGCATGCATTGTTCACTTGCACCATTCAAACCGCTTTCATCACTTGCGAACCTTACACCCGCCATGCTTGCTGTAAATGCGTTTTCTGTTGCATATGCTGGCGTTACGCTTCCTTGTATTGCTTGCATTTGCTTTCACATAAACTCGGCTGTGAATTTTACATAATCCGCAACTTCGCATGATAATTCAAACGAATTAATCATACAATATGGAGCATAACTTCAAGCAACTGGATCATCATCGTAAAGTGTAAATGTTGGGTGTGAATTGCTTTGTAATACTTCAAAGAAATGTGCATTAATATTTACGGCTGTTGCTGTCATTGTCCATGTTCCGTTTCCAATACTTCCGCTTGTTGATTTATCAAAGAAATAATAAGTTGTTGTTCCGATAATAATTATTTTCTTTAATACTGCACCATTTCAAGAAAGTATGTCGCCCCTTGCTGGTGTTCCACCGCTTGGCGTTCCAGTTACACAATATAATTTTGTGTATTTTCACAAAGCACCAAGAAATAAATATCAAAGTGAATTATCCCTTGCAACACCGCTCAAAGATAAGTTTGAAGAATTTTTGGTTGTAAATGAATCGTAAACCCCGTCAATTACACCATATCATGATTCGTCTGTTGCACTTTCAAGGCTTGGATTTAAAACCCCGCTTTCTTTTGGAATCCAAACAACTGGTTGAACTGCCGTCCCCCTTGTTGTTTCTTTTCCAAGTCAAATTGCTGATAATCTTCCAATGTATGCCATTTTTTAAATTGGTAATGAATTAAAATAATTATTCTTTTTCTCATTCAGAATTTTCTCTATTCTTCATGATTTCCCTTGCTTTCTCTAATGCTTCAAGCATTGTTTTTCATTCCACAATTAAACCCCACTTTGGAAATGAATATTTTCTTACACCGTTATCGATCACAATATTTACGTGTTGTTCGATTTCCGGTTTTTTTTCTTTACATCATTTGCATGCCATGTTTGTATTGTATAAAGAGATAAATTATTTTGAAACACTGGTAAATGCACAATTTACATTAAACACTCTCATTGGTTCTTGCGTATCTGCAAATCACCAGTTATATGTAAACATACATTTTACAGTGTATCAATCGTCATTATTCCACACAATAGATTCAATTTCTTTTAATTTTTGGATCATTATATCTGCAACCGCTCTCATGTTTTCTTCCACGGTTGAAATGCTGTCTTGAATTCTGTCAATTAATCTTACTGTAAAATTAATTTCTGATTCGTAACTGCAAGAATCAAGATATCTTATGTTTCCATTGTCCGGAGTAATGATAATTGCCGGAAAACTTATTCAATTTTCAATTTTTATGTCATGGTTATAAACTGCTCAAATTCTTGCATTTTCTCATGTTGTAATTTCAAGCATTTTATTATATATTGTATCCCCAATTTGCTTAAATGAATATGTGGTTGTTTCTGTCATTATTTTTTCAAATTAATGTTTAAATCTTCCAAAATAATATTTGTAATTTCTCATTCGTGCTCCGTAAAAGCCCTTTCCAAATAATATCTTGTTTGTGGATTTTTATAATTCACAAATTCCCTTACACTTGCATATTTCAAAGGTGATCATACAACCGAAAATCATTTTTTTATTGAATTGAAATCCGGTGCAATACTTCTTCTTAAAGCTCATGTCAAATATGGTGCGTTTTCCTTCGCATTGTTTGAAATTTCCAATGCAACATCTGTTAAAATTATCTGAATTGTGGCGTTTAATCTTTCGTCCACTTCCATTAATTTTTCTATATCACCGCCCCATGTTACGCTCATTCGCTTTCTGAAATCGTTAATTTGTAAAATTTTCTTTTCAAACCGTCCCACCTTTGAACGGATTTTACAATATATGTGGTTCAATCAATGCTTAATTTATCACCAACAACAACCCCCGAATATTCGCAATATAATCTGTATACTTTATATACCATTGAACTGTCGAATCATGCGGATATGAATTCTTGTGTTGTTAATGGTTGCACATTACATGGAAACGAAACACCGGTTTCTCCATATGTTGATATTCCGTTGCTTCCCCTTGTATATCCGTATTTTGTCGCCGTTTTGTTATATAAAATCATTACAACCTTTTATATTGCTAAATTAAAGTTTTTATATTTATCAAGCATAATTCTAAATGAGAAAAACATATCGTCCGCACTTTCTCCATTTCTTCCGCCAAAAACGATCTGTTCGTCACCCAACCTATAACTTGATATTCCTTCGTTTCATTTTTGCTGGTATCTTCCACTTGCCAACATCATTTCCATTAATTTCAAATCGTCCGGTAAAGTATCTTCGGTTTGGTCGCTTCATTCAATAGGTTTTGTTCTATCGTATCAAGCTGTATATTTAATTGTTACGAAACCGAATTTACAATCTGAATCGAACTCTTTAAAAATTATTCTCCTTTGGCTTGCAACCATATAATCAACCCCTTTTACTCCGCTGTATGTTTCGCCGTCTATTTCATCAATTGATGAAACTGGCTTATTTTTCACAAAAATATTATATCAAAATGAATTTACATAAATTTTTCTTGCGTCAATTTGTTCTTCATACGTGTCTTGATCAAAAGAATCAACACCGCATAAATGGTTTATTTGTTCGCATGCACTGTTTAATAATAAAGTCAACATTTCATCTTGGCTTGTATCACTTTGTGCAATTCCGATATAATCTTTAAATTGTGATAAACTTGAATACATTGTTTTTCAGTATATTTGGTAAATTGATTATTTTTTGGTTGTTTTCTTTGCTGGCTTTTCTTCCTTTTCTTCCTTCACTTCTTCCTTTTCTTCCACCAACTCGAATAAATTTGGATAATTTCTTAATATGCTCGCATAATGCACTGTTTCAAAAGTTGCTCATGCTTTTATTTCTTCCCCGTCAACAAGCTGTGTTTCTTTTGAAATATTTTTTAATTTCTTTGTCATGATTATTGCGTAATAAAGTTATAAAGCTCTCCACATAGGAGACGGTTCATCGTTATAACCGACAACCGCCCCCCTTCATGATGTGAAGAATTTATTTTGAATCTCTAATAACAAATTAAACTGTCATATTAATTCAGATTCCAACAGTATTTCCAAGTCATGCAACACCGTCAGCAATTGCAAAACCGAATTCCATTGTTGCTGTGATTATATATCACTTTCCTGGGCATTCAGTTAAGTAAAGCTTTAATGGTTGTCCAAATCCATATTGAACTGCTGGTTTATAAATACAAGCAAATGATCCTTTTGTGTTGTTTGAAGATGTTGCGTCAACAAGTCCACTTGTATTTGTTAATGCTGGCCAATCTCTTGCAACCAAAACATCAATTCCGAATGCTTTTGCTAATACACCAGTTACAACAGTTGCATTTGGTCAGAATTTATCCATTGTGATAACTTCGCTTAATGCAAGTGTCTTGTTGTAAACGTTGGCTGGCATAATATACAAAAGATTTGATAAATCTGCTTGGTATCATGCATCAATTACGTTTTTAACTGCAAGTAATGAAGCACTTGTAAATGTTCCAACAGAAACTCCAGTATTTGCAATTCCAACCATTCTTATTCAGTTGTCTTGCTGTGTGAAATATGGATTTCCTGAATATGTTCCGTTTACATTTCCGCTTCAAGAAGCTGTATCGTCGGCGTTGATAATAACTGCGTCGATTGTTCTTGCGGCTGCTCTGTTGATTCTATCTCTAATTATAGCTTCAACATCAACAACAGAATATTCAACTTCTCTATAAGAAAGAGCAATGTCAAATATGAATTGTCATTGTGTGATTGTTACATCACCAGTTGCTGGTCAATGTTTAGCTGGTGTAACAGAATATGCACCAGTTGTCCATTCGCTGTTTCCACTGAATAAATCAGCTTCTCCAATTACTGGAACTTTTGCACTTGCTGGCATATTGTTTCCATGATTTCATGGTAACAAGTTTAATAATGAAGAATACTTTGGTAATAAATCCAAAGCTGGATCAAGAACAACGTTTGTTGGGATTAATTCAGCACCAAATCAAGTGTTTGTCGTATGCATAACTTCATTGGCTTTTGTTTCTTCAACAACGTCTTCTTTTACTTCTATTCATGAAAGCTCTTTTGCTTTCAAAACTAATTCTTTAATATTCATGTTTGTAAAATATTAATGATTTAAAATAATTATTTGGATTGTTGCACTTTTTTAATTAAATCTGCAACTTTTCCATATGGTCATGCGTTCTTTGTTGCTGGTGCTTGATAAGAACTTCATGATTGAATTGCTGTATTTTTTACGGCGTGGTCAAGTTGAACCATAACTTCAATTGCACTTTTCATCAATTCTTGATGATCGTTTAATTGTTGTTGTAATTTCTTGATTTGCTCGTCTTTTTCAGCCAATTTATCATTGGTTGATTTAACAAAAGATTTGAATTCAGCAATTTCCAAACCTTTTGTTTCAACATTTATTGATTTGCTCGCTTCAACAACTTCTTCGTTGTTTGTTTCACCAACGTTTTCATCGTCTGTTACATTTTCAGCAACATTTTCAGAATTGTCGCAATCGCAATCCGTTGATATTTCAGAATTTTCATCTGCTTTTTCGTTATCTTCCACTTTCTCGGCTTCTTCTTCGCAAGTCTCTTGCGTTTCCACTTCTTCGTTTGGGATTTCTTCCGTTTTTTCTTCAATTTCCTTTGTTTCTTCTTCGCTTTCTTCCTTTACTTCTTCTTCAATTTCTTCTTTTTCTTCGTCTTCCACCTTTTCGTCGGCTTCAACGTTTTCGTTTTCTTCCGTTTTTTCTTCTTCTTGAACATTCTCTTGGCTTTCTTCTTCAACTTCGCTTGTTTCATTTTCCCCTTCATTCTCAACTGGTATTTCTTCAACGTTTTCTTCCTTTTCTTCTTCTTTGGTTTCAATTTCTTCTTCCGCTTTAAAGCATGAATCAAAACTTTTTACCAATGCGAATGGATTTGCTGGAACTGAAACAAGAGAAATTTCAAATAATTCAAGCATTTTAATAATATTTGTGTAACTGTAATTTCCTTCGGAATCCACATTTTCGATTGTTTCATAATCTTTTACTGAATAACCGATTGAAAATGTTCTTAATACACCATTTTTCAATTTTGAAAATACGCCATCCGTATCTTCCGTTATTTTGGCTTTTATGAATAATCCTTTTTCATCAATACTTGCTTCCGTAACTGTTCCAATTGGCTTGTCCATATCGTGTTGCAACAAAACAATTGGATTTGTCATGTATTGCTTTAAAGTTTCTTCAAATGCTGTTGGTTCAACAACATCATTCATACGATCCTTGTCTTTTGTTGAAGCATATCATTCTATTTCATATGCTTTGGTTTCTCCGTCTGTGATTTCTTTTACTGATTTCTGATCACATACGATTTGAAAGAACTCTTTGTCCTTGATAAGTTTAAATTTCATTTGGTAAATATTAATGAATAAAATTTATCTCTTTCTTTGGTATTGCAAGGTGCAACGGCAATTGACTCATCATGGTGGCATATCAACTCAAACACTTGGATATTCGTAATCAATTGGAACTCGCCCTTCTTCTTCACATTCCATATGTTCCGGTCTTACACGTTCGTCTCATACGGTCAACCATTTCTTTTCCATTTCAATTCATGCGTCTTGTAATGCTTGAATTGGTTGTCTGTTTCCGTATTCATACGCCTTGGCTGTTTCCGTTACTGCGATTGCTCTTGCACGTGGTAACCCAAACAATTTGTCGTCCAACGCGAATATTTGGCGTTGTATTGTTCCCCATGATTCATGATTATCAATTCCATTCTTCAATATGTTTATTACGTCCCATTTCGTTGTATAACTTATTGTTCCTTTATAATTTGAAAGCTGTAAATCTCACCGTTTATTTGCATATTCACTTGGCAAATTTGGATAATATTCAATTGCATTTTCACTTAATAACCTTGCAAATTTTCTGTATGATGTTTTATAACCACGCTCGAATACTTTCTCCAAAGGTAATTCCAAATCGTTTATTAAATCCATTATTCCCATTGCTCTCCAAAACCCGCTTAATGGTTCGTCGCCCCGTATTTCATTTTGTCGGTCTTTTTTCGGATATAAATTCACATTTTCATTTTGTAACACATTATATTCTGTCGCTATCAAGTATATGTGGTTTTCGTATAAGTCTTGAACATGTTCTTCCAAATACTTTCTTTGCTTCTTAAACGATTTTTGAATAATCGTATATATCTTTGATTCCTTGCGTAATAAATTTCTGTAATCTTGCGAAAGCATTTTTTATATTTCATCTCATGGTAAAACTGCGTCCAATGCTATATCTTCCAATAATACTTGATTTCTTGAAGTAATTAATTTGTCGGCGTTTTCATCTTCCACCTTTTCCAATCATCTGTCAACCCTTGCTTCGTTTATTGTTATTATTCACGCCAACACGTCCGCCCTTTGTCCATTCAACCATTCTTGCGTTTCCTTTAATTGTTCGGAATCTGATTTTATCCAATATTTGTTGAATATATCCGGCTTGAACATCTGCAATAATTTATTCAATATTGCGTCGAAATCTTGCTCGAATGGTTTTATTGTTCCTTCCAAAAACTCTTCCTTTTGGTTTTGTCCATTATTATAATTCACATCTTCAACGTATCATAACATCGCTTTTGGAACTCCAAACGTTGCACTTATTTTTTCCGTTGTTAATTTCCTTTGGTTTATCGTTTCCATATCCCTTGCGGTCAATGAAAGTGTTTTAATATCTTGAATTCCACCACCAACAATAACTTTATGTGCGTTATTGCTTCATGTAAATTGTGCTCTGAATTTATCCGTTGCGATTTGCTGTTCTTCTTCGCTTAAATTTCCGTCAAGCAATAACAACATATCTGGTCTTGCACTGTTCTTGTATAAACTGTAATTTGTTTTCAATGCTTCCAAATCCAACACTGCGTCATATAATACGCTTGTTAAAATTCACATTCCATTTAACGAATTGTTTATATCGTCTTCATATTTAAAATATGCGATTTCATCGGCTTTATAATCTTGAACCTTTACACCGTCTTTTTCAACCACTCTGTATCATGTAATAACACCATTATTAATTATTTTTGTAACCGCCCTTGAATCTATAACATCAAATCTGATTGTTTCATCAAAAGCATTCTTTAATGGTTTAATATATAATTCTCATGAAATTAAATAATTTCTGTATAAATCAATTTTGAACTTTGCAAATGTTGGAGCTTTAAACAAATCTAAAACTTGATCCGTTAAAACATTATCGTCAACGGCTTGTCTGTCGTTATCTTGTAAATATATTCAATTTCTCGCAACACTTCCGGCAATTTTCTTTACGGCTTGGCGAATATCACCATTTTTTGCGTATAGATCATAAAATGTTTGTTTTGAAAAAACAACGTCGTTGTTGAATAACAAAGATAAATCCAATCAATAATTCTTTGCAATGCTCTTTTTATTGATTCTTGAAATGTTCCGGTTGAATATTTTCATGCATGATTATTTCCATTTAAACACAATGCATTATAATCACGAATGTAAAATATCAAAGCTTGAAATTAAGCAAAAAACACCGCTTTTGAACGGTGCTTTTATAATTTACAAAAATTTATTAAATTTTATTCGTTATTTTCATTGCGGTTTTGTAACATAACTTTGAATGTTTTGTCTTCCGTTTCATAATAAAACCCTTCGGAATCTTTGGCAACTTCATAAACAACTTTTCAAACCACTGGAATTGAAGGTTTTAAATCAACAAATGTTATTAAATCGTCCAAATATATTTCGCTTGTTGCTTCGCTCAATACGTTATATTTTCTTCCTTTGGAATCGATAACTTCCGAAACATCACTTGAAAACCACATTGCTTTTTCTGTTCCTTGATTTATAACGGCAATTTCAACAATTAAATATTTCGAGAAATTTCATGCAACCAAATCTTCCGAATATTTATTTTTACTTTTTAGCGTGTCCGCTTCTTCAATACTCATTGGTGCTCGAACAATATCACCTTGAACAAATCCGGCGTTTTCATCGTCCAAATAAACAACTTCTTCTTTTGCTTCTTGTTTTTCCGTGGTTGCTTCTTTTAATGTTTCATTTTCTGTTGTTAATTGTTGCACTGGCTCACTTTGGCAACCGCATAATGTCATTACGAAAATTGCAATTAATAATAAACTTGTTTTTTTCATGTTGCAAGTGTTTAATAAGTAAATTGATATTCTTATATATAATATGAGAATTTTTGCAAATAAAAAAACGAGCTTTCTTTTTGCATTGTTAAGAGGCACAAGCTCGTATTGGTGATTAATTAATAATTTATTTTTCTTCCTTTTCAAGGTCTATTTTTGGCAATTTTGTTGGATCACATGTTATAAGATTTTCAAGGTCTTTCATGTCAATTGCAACCAAATCTTTATAATCGAATCCGCACTCCTTTTTTGCTTTATTCAATATTTCAACCCGTGTATTATACCAATCAACGTGTTGTTTTACTGAATCTTGCATTGTTTTTGCTTGCTGTATCATGCTTTTGATTTTATTCATTGCGTCTGCAAGCAATTTGAACTGATCCAACGCATTTATTTCTGAAACGGCATGCGTGTCTTTTTCAACCTTGAATTGGTTGTCTCACAATTTCGTAAATTGTGTTTCACCGTTGAATTCTCTTTTTTCTGTCATAATATATATGATTAAGAATTAAAAACATTTTTTGTATTCTTCTTTGTGCTGTTGGTAATATCTGAAATGATAATCAAACCCGTAATCCGTCTCTTTCATGAAATCTTTATCCACTTTTTCTCTGCATTCCATACACCGTAAATTTTCCTTTCTGATATGCTTTCAACATGCACGACATTTGTTTTGAGTTTCTTTTTCTTCCATTTATATGTTTATTTTTTAAAGCTGGTCTTCAAAGTATTCGTCCAATGTGTCTTTTTTTTCTTCAAGATATTTCCGGAATTCATACAATGTTATTTTTGTCGTTGGGCGTATTTGTTCGTCTTGCATGGTGTTATGGTGCAAAAATTCCAACACCAGCCTTTCTGCGCCCAGTAGCTCCAACCCCGCACTGCGGAATGAATCCCATGGTTTCTCTTGTTTATTATAATCTTTATTTTTTTGCATTTGGTTTTTTAGAATGAAGCAATAAAAAACTTGTTCCTTGTTTCTTGCATTGTAAACAACATTGAATCCACCATATCGTCATGTTCCGCATTTGGAAACGTTAATAATTCGTCAATTAATTCATCGTTTCATGGTGCGAAATAAACACGTCATTCTTCAAATAATATTTGCTTTTCCATTAATCTTGTTGTTTTATCTTTTATTGTTTTCTGTTCTTGCACCGCCATTCACATGTTCGCAAATACCGTTTTTAATACTTGCTGATATGCAACGGTTTCAACAATCACCCTTTTTGCTTTTCGTTTATTATATAAGTTTTTCACTGTTTCGCTCGCCCTTCAAATATTCTTTTCCATTCCTTCCAATCCCACACTTTCTAATATGTAATATCTGTCTTGTAATTTTCATGTTACACATATTGCGAATTTGTCCGTTCCTTCTTTTTCACTTACTGCTGGATCAACACCAATTACAATTGAATCATATTTATAACCCTTGCAATTATGATCCCGCTGTATCATACCCCTTGTTATTATATGCTGTCAATTCATATATGGAATTAATAAGTAATTCTGATTGAAACTTATGCTTCCAAGTCTTCTGCGTTCCGTTTCCAATGAAACATATTTTTTCGCAATTTCACGGATTCATTTATTTAATTTTTCCGCTTCTGCGTCCGTTTCCACAAATCTATTCCAAACAATATTTTTATGTTCATCGTATATTGGCAAGTTTATAATTTCCCATGTTGGATCGTTCTTTATATGTTCTTCAAACCTTGGCACGATTCAATCTTCATATATCGTATTTCATAAAAATATTATCTGTGTTGCTCCCGTTGTTCCACCCAATACTTCGTTTAACATGAATTCAAAGTTTTTGTCAATTTTTTTACGGCTTTGGCAACTTTGCACCGTGTCCACATCATCAAACACCAATAAATCCGGTCTGAATTTTCCGTCCGGTGCGGTGTAATTCTTACCACGTGGGCTTGTTCAAAGTGACATCGCTCTTACATAACAATTGTTTTCTGTTACGAATTTATCAATTCTTTTTATTTTCTTTTGTCCTTGTTTAATAACTGTTTCCGGATAATACAAGTTTCCATAATCTCTGCAAAATCTTTCTCATGCGTCCGTATCATTTATAAAGCTATTGGCAATGTATGTTAAATTTTCTTCGGCGTTATCAATTGTTTGTGAATACCACATAATATTACGGCGTGTTTTATATGCTATACAATACGAAACATACATTTGGGCAATGGTTGTTTTTGCGCTTCCACGGAATCACTTGAAATAAACATTTTTTCATGATTCCAATGCATTGTAATATTTCTCCAAACACTTTGGCGTTTCAAAGTTGTAATATTCCATGAAATAGAATTTACAAAAGTCAAAGAAATTGGTTGAAAAATACGTTTTTCTTAATAATGGGCTTTTCTTGAATATGTTTATTGCTTCGTTGTAATCCATTTATTTGTTTTTCTTTAATATAATTTTTAAAGCTTCCAATTCTTCGTCCGTTAAACTCACATTTTCTTCTTTATTCATGTTTTCATTTTTCGTAATTTTCGTTGGTTCTCACAATTCCGTTTTTATTGTTCACAATCACCTTACCAAATCCTTTACGCTCATTAAATCATTTGTTGTTATTTGTTTTGCAATTTTAATTAATGCGTTCTTTTTTGCTTTCTTCAAGAATTCAATTGTTAATTCCAACGAATCCGCTTGTTTTTCCGCACTTTTCTCCAACGCCTTTTCCAATATCTTTTTCTTCCGTTCCACTTTGTCTTTTGTTCGCCCCTTTGTATTTTTTGCAATTTCTCAATTATAAATATTGTATTTATCTTGCATAAATTGTTTCACTTCGTCGAAATCTGATTGAATAAACTCCAATTTTACCTTGTTCCAATCTCGCTTTTGCTTTGGCATTTTTATTTATGCGTTACCAATTAAATTTTATGTCTTGTAAATTGTTTGGTTAAGAAATCGATTGCTTCGTTTTCGTCTTTATCATACGCCATGTTTATTGCAACCTTTACGATCCATTCCAAATTTTCGTAATTTTTCTCAACTCTTTTTGCGGTTCTCAATAATTGGTGATATTCAATTTCTTGTTGGCACACCAATTTATTCAACCTTTTAATTTCTTTTTCCATTTGCTGTTTGTCCATGTTTCTTTTTGAATTAAATTATTAAATGGAGCGTGCGGATAAGATTTGAACTTTCTCCTTCCACTGGAATGTGAACATGCAACCATTACACCACGCACGCATAACACACACTTTTTTTATTTTGTATGTCTTTCTTTTCTTGTTACCTTTTCCCCTTTATACATTCACGCACCATAATTGTCTATTTCTGAATATGGGATTATTTCATAATTTCTTTTTAAGTTTGGTTTTAATAATTTTATATATCTCAACATGAAACCGTCAATTTTTTCCATTTTTCTGAATTTATCCATTTCGTTTGGTTTATGTGCGGAGAATGTTACTTGGCTGTAAACTTTACCATTTTCATCAACCCTTAATCATCTGTTTTGGTTTATTTGTGTTAATTCAAACCCACTTGCACGATATATTGTTCAATCTCCACATTGGCAACCGTCCGCAAAGCTTATTATTCGTTTTATTTGTGGTGCTTGCTTCTTTATCATTCTTATTGTTATTGCAATGCACCTTGATTCACTATTTCTTGGCAATATATCACTGAAAGCCATGCGGTTTAATTCAATAAATTCGTTTCGTTCGGTTCACTCCACCAACCCAATTAATTTGCTTTTATCTGTGCTTGGTCAATAAGAGAGAACCCCCCCCAAGATTCAGTTTAAAAAGCACCCGAAATGCAACTGTGAATTTGGCACAACCTTTCATGAATAATGGTGCTTTTTTACGAATTCATTTGCAATTTTACTTGGAATCACTTTTACAATTATTGATTTAACGCTATCCATTGGCTCACAATACAATATAAAGCGTTTCAATTGCTGTTTTCGTTTCCATAATTCATTTGGCTTTTATACAAATCTGTTTCCTTTACCTTCTTTATTGCTTCTTCGATTTCTTTTTTCTGTTCGTCGGCAAGCGTAAACGTTATTTGTCCAAATGGTGCTTTTTCTCCGCTTGGCAATGAAAAGTTGTCGTCCAATTCGTCCGGATCAACTGGAAACAAATCATTGAATAGATCATCAACATTTATTTCCAATTCCCCAATATTGAAATCCGGAATTGTCGCCAAATCATATTGCAAGTTTTCCAAATCCCATTCTGATTCGTTTAATTTATTATCCAATATTCTTAATTTCTTTACTTGTATTTCCGTTAAATCTTCCATTTTTACACATGGAATTTCTTTTAATCATAATTTTTTGCTTGCTTCTAATCTTCCATGTCCAATTATTACCACGTTATTTTTATCAATTACCACCGGTTGCGTAAATCCAAATTCCTTTATTGAATTTGCAATTCTGTTTACTTGCGTTTCATCATGCTTTTTATTGTTGTATTCATACGGTATTAATTCATCGATTTTTTTATTTATTATTTCCATGACTTCCCTTGTTTAATTATAAATCAATTTTTGCACCATACTTGAATTTTGAAATATCAATTTTCATTTCTTCGCAAATTTCCCTTAACCATTTATTCCTTTCAATTATTCGTATTACATCAATGCTTCATTTACCCATATATTCAACGTGTTTTTCTTGCAATTTATCATATCTTCACGGTCGCTTTTTATTAAACCGTTCGCTTGCTTCAATCGGGCTTTTATGTCGCCAATTTATGTGGCAATTATAACATAATGCTTTTATGTTTTCCGGATCGCTGGCAAGTCTATGATCTCTTGCTTCGTTTATTATGTGGCTTGCATGAATCGCTGTTTCCTTGGCTGTTTTTCCACAATGCTGGCATGTGTATTTATCCCTTACCTTTGCAATTAATTTTGCAATTTCCACATTTTCATCATTCAATTTTTTTTTATCAATTTTTGGTTTTTTGGCTTTTTTCGGCATAAATGAAAACACCTTTGAATATAAATCAAAGGTTCTACAAGAATTTAATTACTTATGCATACAAAGAATATAATTAAATCCTTGCTGTTTTCAAAATCTTATTTTTTCTTTTCATGTTAAATTTTTTAACATATTCATTATTTCATGTTAAAATTTTTGGCTTTCTTTTACATGAAGAAAAGAAGTTTTAATACCGCACATATTGCTAAAATATCCAATAGGAACTCCAAACATCACCGGCAACCTTCAAATTTTTCTTTTTTGTTACCTTCCAATTTGTCCATTTTTTCGTTTACGTATTCTTCAATAATTTCTGATCTTTGCATTTTACATTAATTAAATTCTAAATTCGTCTTGAAGTTGGCTTTTATGTATTCATTCATACCACAAATAACCGATTCTAAACTCTTTGGCTCGTCCGTTTGTCGCATTAAAATATCCGTTCAATTTCAACCATTTATTGGTTTTGTCTTAAAGATAATTTTTCAATTCCGTTTAAAATGTGGAGTTATTGACATGGTTTGCTTTTCGAGTATACACGCCAAGTTTACATTGTCTTTTGTATATACGTTATATTGCATATACACCATATGCTTTGATATTTTTTCAAGTTCCGTCGGTTCAACGGCTGTAAAAATGTCTGTCTTTGTTTTCATTATTTTAAAATAGAATCTAAAAAATCAATTGGATAGTCTAATATAGACAAAAATTTAATCATGTGTTCTAAATTATCTTCCACAACACCCCTTCAAATATTTTGTTGGTCGTATCATGCGTTCCTTGCTTTTAACCGATCTATTTTATCGTTAGCTAAAAGCCATTTTATGAATCAATATTTCTTTGATATAATTAAAAGGTCTGAACATTCGCTATTATCGCAAGCTTCCCACTCTAAATGATTTGGCACGAAATGTCGTTTCCATTTTATTTCTTCTTCTGAACAATACTCATTTAATAAAAATTCTAATTTGTCCATTATTCCAAAATTCATAAAATAAAGCTGATTGGATCGTCTTGAATTGACAAAATCATTGTTATTGTATTTTCCAATTTTATGCTTTTGCATGTTGTATATGGTGATGTTGTGTATCAATATGTTGGCATTGTTTTTCATAAACTCCAAACTTCCGTTCGTGTTATTTTTTCATTGTCGCATAATCGTTTTATAAATCACATTCTTTTTGATATTATATGCACATCGTCAAAACGCATTGTGTATTTAAAATATCACTTTTCTTTAAAAGTTTCTTCCCGCCGTTGATTGTAATAATTAACAAATTTTCTCCGTTGCGGGTTATTGCTTTTAATATTCAAGTCTTTGTAATTTGTCGCCATGGTTATTTATCTAAAAAATATAAAAGGTCGTCTTTACTCATTTCAATTGAACATTCTCAATGTCAAATTACATCTGGGCATGAATAATCATAAACCATATTTTCAACAACTCATGTTTTTAATTCTACCAACCAAAATTTTTCTTCCTCTTGGTTTTTGTAAAATTCCGCAACTCACATTTGCTTTACTTCTCAATCAACCATTACATGCGCGGTGTCTCATAAATGCGTAATTGCAATCGCTCAATTTTTCATTTCGCTTGCGATTGATAATAAACACACAAAAAAACCAATAATAAATCCGGTCAAAAATGTTCAAAATTTTTTCATAAATTCCATGTTGTTTAATAAAATTATAAAATACCTTTATCAACCAATATATAAATCTGTTGAATTATTTGCTTTAATATTTCGCTTGTTGTTCGCTTTTTATTTTCCATTAAACCTGTGATTCATTGTTCCTTATAATATGAAACAAAGTCGTCACAATGTCCATAATCCCAACCAAGCCAAACTCACGGCGTAAATCACATTTTCAACCTTTTGTCGTTTGTTTTTTCAATTTCTTGTCAAAAGGTAAATCACCAATTCACACATTGAAACGGCACGGCGTCGTATCATTCCATTAATACCAACCTTTTCAATGTGTGGTTTTCGTCTGGAATTCTGAAATATGCACATGGGTGTCACATTTTACCATAAAACAATATAAGAATATCAACCCCCATAAACTTTCATTGTAATATTATATGGTCGCCGGTTTTATACATTTTTTCGTAATCAATTTCTTTGTGTTCGTCTTGTTTTCGCTCTATTGATTCCAATATTTCATCGGCAATTTTTGAATAATCTTTTTCCATTTTACCTTGTTTTTTAAATAAATTATTTATGATCATGCACCACGTCCATAAACGCTTCCGATAAATGCTTATAATCCGTTTTTAATTCTTCATGTTCCTTGTTTAAATCTTTGAATTTTCTTGCAAGCATATTGAATCCGTTTGAAAATTGTCTTATTTCGTCTTTTAATTCTGAATTTTCTTTTTTTAACATCATAATTTCACGTTCCATTTGCTTTTCCTTGTTTCCAATGTTGTCTTGAAATCTGCGGTGCATTAATTCTTGCTCCAAAAACCTTTTTGTGTCTTCCGGTTTCATTTTTTATTAAATATTATGATCTAAAAATATTTCATATTCCTTTTCAACTTGACGCTTCTTTTCCAATATTTCATTTGCTTCTTGCGGTTCTTCGCATTCATCATATTTGGCTTGCAAGTCTTTAATCAAATCTTCATACGCACTGGCAAAAACAATCGCTTCTTCTCGGCTGTATTTTATGTCAATTACTGTTCTTGCTGGCTGTTTTATTTCTCTTTTTGGTTCGTATATTCTTTTTGTTTTGTATTTATTCGCTGGCGTTTGAATCGCTTCAAATGGATCTCGTCCACAATTTACCCTTGAAACAAATGCATTATATGAAATTCCTTGGTTTATGTCTTGGTGTTCTCTGTAAAATTGCATATATTTCATTTGCAAGTGTTATTGAAATAAAGTTTTCCCTTGTTTTTCGTTATCCATGATTTGTTGTTTATTCAACCATGCTCTTAATCTGTAAAAATAATCTTCGTCTGCATGTCGCATATTGTTTTTATTCAACCATTTAATCAATTGCATTACTTTCCCCCGAACCATATCTTTTCAATAATGGTTGCATAAATAATTGAATCTGAATATATCAATTATTGTGTAAACGGTGTTGTTTATTTCATAGCTGATATATCTTTCACTTGTTATTAAATATCACCCGTAAAATTCTTTTCTGTCCGGTGTAAAGCGGTTTGGATTGTTTCTTTTTAACATTAATCTGTGGCAATCTTTACATTCTGTTTGTAAACCGTCTTTTTTGGTTTTGTTCTTGTTGAAATCTGAATACAACTTGTATTGTTTACATTTGGGGCAACGTTTCTTTGGTGTGTTGTTTTCCAAAATATCAATTCTGTTTTTCAAGCTTTGGTTTTGTTCCTTTAAGGTTTCAACCACCGCTTTGTCAATTTTTCTTCTCATGAAGAAGCTTTTAATTCGTTCAAACATGTTATTTTTTGTTAAAGAATAAATGGTTTAAATTTCTTGGCTTTTCTTTGTATTGTGTGCAATCATTCCAATTGCTAATAATAAACGTTTTTGTTCACCGCATGCTTTTTCTGTATACCTTATATGTCCTTGATAATTGTGCTCTTTTTGTTTCCATGCGTCAATCATTCTTTGCTTTTCTTCTTTGTGGCTTTCAATTTTCTTTTTATCCATTTTATGCTGTTTAATTTTCTTGAAATATTTCTCTTTAATAATGAATAAACTGCTTCAAATTGCTGGATCAAGAACTTGGTCATTAAACCTTGTTTCCTTCAATGTTCAATTTGCATTCATTATGAATTGGAAATCGAAGAAATCCACTGGCATGTCTTGTAATAAAAACGCTGGGTTTACTGTGAATTCGTTTAATTCGTCCCCCCCCCCTTGATTTTTTGGTGTTTCCATGTTTCTGAAATAAGAATATAAAAGGTTATCTTCTAATACCAAAGTTGCTGGCATTAATAGATCAATAAATTGTGCTCAAACATGCAACCATGTTTT